CGTTGACGTGACCAACCTCGCATGTTGTAAGTGAACTCATTGTCATAATCCACAGCATTTAAAATCGCATTGAATGAGCCAACATCACCGGCAGACCATGTTTCGTTGCATGGCTTGTCTTTAGCTACAAGATTGTCGATCTGAAGCTGGGCGAACTGCACGTTGGTTAATTGAATTTCAGTCATTGGCTGGCTCCATCTCCAAGTGCAACATGCCAATACATGCGCACCAAGTCGTCCACTGGCGGTTAATGCTCTCAACACCATCTCCGGTGTATAGCTTTCTATCTTCATCAAAGCCAAACAGTTTTGCTTTTGGGTGCATCCCTTCAAAATCACCACGTCTTAAGTCAATTTGAATATCCATCACGCCACCTCATAGAAGCGCTTGGCTTCTTCAAAATCAGAAGTAATTAACTCAGCACCATCTTTGTAGCAGTGCACGATTTCACCGTACTTAAAAACTTGTTCAGCCTGTTGCATGTTTTTGCACTGATACATCGGCTCTTTAAACCAGTCTTCTGTATAAAACATTTGTTCCTGGTGTTCTTCATCTGTGCCTTCCCATTCTTGAACCTGAAGGTATTCATCAAATGATTCGATCATGAACTGATTGCCTTCAGCCTTAGTCATTGCTCTGTAACGAGCCAAAGCACGTTCAGCAATTTCTTTTGATGCAGCAGGTGACTGCTCATGCGGACTATCATCTTCAGGGCAGATTCCTACGCACCACAATTTATTCTTTTCCATCCCACCACCTTCTTTAATTTTCATGCTGCCACCAATTTTTCATAGAACGATTCAATGGTTTCGCCTTCAAAGACAAAGTAAGAATTTTCATGAGCACCAACCATATAAACCCGAATCCCACATACCTCTTTGATGCTCTCACCAAATGGATCATTTTCTTGATAATCAACTCGTATGGTTTCCTGATTTACGCAAACAAACTCGATTTGGGCGGTATTCAAAATCTTGTTTTCAATTTTTAAGAATTTCATGCTGCTTTCACTCCCTTGGTGAATGGCACCTTGTATTCCTTAGCGCGATCTTGAATAACATCCAGCACGCCAATTTCATCCGCATATATAGCTGCGTATTCCTGAACCAATTCACACTTGATATGCATCAAATCAATGAAGGCTTGATCACGCGGGATATGAACGGTTTTGATACGCTTATGCAGTGGAATAGCTTCGACTAAAACAATTTGCTGTTCGCGCTGATCCTCACCCCAAACCAGTTCAGCAGGGGTAGGCAGCAATACAAAATCCACGTACCAATCAGGCTTATCGGTCAGGTCCATGTAGGCCTGGCATTGAACGTCATAACCAGCATCTCTTACCTTCTGGTTAGCCTTACGATTGCCCCATGTGTGCTGAACCCCAGACCATGAACACTTAGTGTCACGGCCATGGGTTGAATTGATAATATCGGGTGTGCCACAAAGCCACTGGTTTTCAAATGTCTGCTCATTTTTATTCATGTGTACATACTGACCCATGGTGAACAGGCTATTCATTTGAACGGTCTTAATGGCATGATCTTCAAGTGTTAAGCCTTTTTCTGTGTACTTGTTGCCAGCAAAGTCCTTAAAGCCATAAGCACGCTCAATAACCCATTCTTCAACAGCAGTTTTTGCACCTTCTGAAAGAGTGCGATTTTTAAGGCTCTGGATTAAAGCCTTTTCTTCGTCGGTACGCTTTGTGCGTTTCAAAATGGCTGCGACTTCATCCGTGATTAATTCAGGATTAATCGACTTAGGCTCACCCATAATGCGGTGCAGGGCGTGTGGTCTAACTTTAATCATGATTACAACCCCGCAATTTCAGCATGTTGTTGCTCAGAGAGCTGATAGCCAGCTTCGCCACTTAAAACAAAAGCTTTGTCCAGATCACCATTTGAAATTGAAGTCTTGACCTGATCAAACATAGCTTGATCTAGATGCTGTACAGGGGCTTCAATGGCACCGACACTCTCATCGTGGTCAATGTATTCAAAGTTGCTAGTTTCAACATCACGAACAATCGCCTGATCCGCAAGTTGTGCTGTCTGCATCTCAATTGAAAGCGGTGCCTGTTTTGATAGCAGCAGCTTGGTCACAGTCTTAAGGGCCATGGATTCAAAGTTGTCTTTCCAGACACCAGAGCCATATTTGAATGACTGACTGTATTTACCTGCATGCTTTTTCACATCAGCAGTGCTCATGTAAAGCTCAGCAGTAAAACCATTCAACAACTTAAAGAAAGCCACATAGCCAATTGCTTCACCCTGATTTGGAACTGTCCAGTCGAACTCATAGCCAAGCAGGGGATTTGCTGAAATCAATTGACCTCCAAATACTGGTGTTGCTGCAATACGTGCAAACTGACCTGAACGCTGTGCCAACTGAATGAAGCCCTTGTATCCCATCTGGAATTGAGCCTCTAAAGACTCAGACCACTTGCCTTGAGCATCTTTAAATTTGCGCTTGTATGGAACAATGTAAGCAAAGCCAAGATTGTTATTGATTGGTAGATCAAGCGTTGCTGCCATCATTGCTGCATTAATTACGGTTGCCGGTACTGCGCCTTTAAGCTGCGGTTGGTTCGCCACCTGCATTACTGAAGCCAAGAAGCCTTGAGTTTTTTTACCTAGCACTTCTTCAAATTTTTGGCGGATTTTTGCGTCTGATACATAAGCTTTGATCGACTTAGGATCTTGCTCAGCAACCTGATTTTCTGTTTTTACTGGTGCATTCATATTCTCATTCCTTAAAACGGCATTGGATTATTTGGGTTGGTTGTATCGATATAGGTGACAGTAATTTCACCTTGTGCGACTTCTTCAACCAGCAACTTGAAATAAGCCATTGCCTCAACCAGTGTTCTTTCGTTGGCTTGAGCAGGGCGACGCACTAAAACATCTATCGCCTCGAGCAGCTTTCTTTTCTGAGAAACTTCCATCTCAAACCACCTCTTCAAATAGTTGTTCCGCGTACTCATTCACAAGACGCTGTAATTCCCGAATCTGCTCATCATTCAGCGTAAATGTCTGACCTTCCTCGGCTTCAAAATTCCAAACATCCAGCAAGGTCACAGGTGTATCTTTCACCACAAGCCAAGAATCAATATCCACTGGCTCGGCATATCGCATGTCGCCATTCTGACTACGCATCTCAGTCATCGTGTGAGGCAATACAGCCACTGAACAATCAGCCGTTGCCCACAAGTTTTCACCAATCTGGCGATACAAGCCAAACGTCAGCACGTTATCTTCAATCGAAATATCCAGATCCACTTGAAAGCTCGGCAGGTCTGAAAAGTACAGGTCACGGGTAAAATCTTCATTTACCTTGCAGTCAGTTACCTTGGTGCTATGACCATCACGGCACAGGAATAAAGACTGGTTTCCGATGTGGTTGATAGGGCGCATTGCCGCACCACATCCACAGAATTGAGCGTAAGTGTTCATTCTGGCACCTCATTAATAAAGGTTTTTAGATGCGAAACTGAGCACTCATTTCCATCAGCAATATGATTTGAGTAAGAGGGCGCTATTCCGGCTGGGTTGAAATATTTGTAATCTTTCGTTTCTTCAACAAGAGACCTTAACTCCTCACAATTGTTTTCCAGAAGCCAAGGATTTAGCTTGATAAGGTTTGCGGCATTTTTGATTTCTAGAGCTTCCATCACTTCACCTCAATCCATCTGCCAATGCATATAGCAATCAACGCCATTATTTTTCATGTGGTCTAATGCAACCGATAGGCCCTTGCAATTTTTATCACCTTGGCCAAATGAACTGCTTAAAATAAATGTTCCCGGGAAACTCCAATGCTTGTAGCAGTTGATGCCAGCATTATTTAGCGTGCTTTCGCGAACGCCTTTTAAGCCACTGATACAAATGCGGTCATTGTTGGCGGTACCACCATCATCAACATGTTTTGCAGCTTCACGACCTAGACTTAACGCTTCATTGATTATTTTGCTTAAGTCGCTGTATTTATTTTTCATCACTTCACACCCCCAACAATCGCAGCATTAATCTTTTCAATTTCATAACGGTCAACATAGGCATTCACAGTCTTGTCAAAATGCACCACGTTTAGAATTTCCAGAAACTCGACTGAGGCATCGTCAAGGGCATACTCGACATAAATGCTGTAATCGTCAGCTTTGACAGTAGCAAAACAGGTTTCATGGCAAGTACGTTTAAGCACTTCATATTTTTGAGCGGTGATAACCACTTGAGGATTATCATCAGCCACTTTGGCAGGCTGGAAAGCGTAAGCTACTGCTATCCCCGCGCTGATTGATGCTGCAATGAATGCAGACTTGAGAATATTGGATTTAGTTGTCATGGCTGCCTCCGAATACTTGGCGAAGGGCGGCAACGACTTGTTTGATTTCTTCTTCGGTGCGCCATACACCAAGACTCATGTCGCCATAAAAACCCGACCCATCTGAACTCGCGTAACCTGTCGTGTATTCATCTGAAAAATAATAAAACCGCTCACCCTCTTTCGGCTCAAAAGGCGCAGGCACTTCAATTCCATTGATTGAGATGGTGCGAGGTTTGAGGCGGAATTTAAAACGATCTGAAAAGAATAAGTTCGTCTCCAGACCAAAAGCATTACTCCATCCTAGAGATTTAAAGGTATTGCTGGTATCCATGTATTCAACATCTTGATCATTCGCCAAAGCAATCAGCGCTTCTTTCCCGCTAATCAACTTGCCTTCATCAACTTTTGTATTCATAATAATTTCACTCACTGTAGGGTGGGTCATGCCTCAAGTAGTTGCTGCTACGTTGGGGCTTTTTGTTGTCTGTGAATTAATAGTAAACATGACGTGTACCATCGTCAAGCAATTTTGTTAACTTTTTGTGGACTATTTTTGTTTACTCCTTTTGTGAAGTTTTTTATAGGCGCAAAAAAACCGCCCGAAGGCGGCTTATTATTTTTTTAATTTTTATGGAAGGGGATTTTGCACGTTGAATGCATAAGCCACTACACAGAATTCCTGCTCCATAATATCTTCAGCGGTCAATGTCTCTTCTGGATACTCTTCAGTATTAGCGCTAACAATTCGCACCCCACCTTTTGGCATGCGATATAAATATTTGAATTTAAATAGTCCACCATGATTTATGGCGTAAATTTTTCCATCAATAATTTGTGTTCTCCCAGTATCCACGTACACGGTTGCACCATTATTGATTACTGGGGCCATAGAGTTGCCAAATGCTGTTAGAGCATAAGCATTTCCTTCATATACACCGTATTTATTGAGTGTTGCTTTGCTTAAGCGCAGCTTTCTTGTCGCTTCACCAATAATTTCCGCAGCTGTACCCGAACCACACGACACTAAAAATTCCTTATAAAACGGTATCTCAACCTCATCATCATCAAGTGGAGTTTGATGATCCCATCCTTGAACCTTGGTTACCTCAACATTTTGACCTTGCTCATCACCTTGCAAAATCCAGTTTACCGATACGCCAAATTCAGCAGATGCCTTGATCGCACCCGATTTAGACACACCGCGTCTTTTCCAGTTACTAACAGTCTGTGGAGATTCGTCGATCTTCTTGGCCAACTCTTCTTGATTTAAGCCACTGATTTTTAATAGTCGTTGTAATGATGGATGCATGTTCATGTTAACCCGGTGTGAAGAAGCCTTCTTATTATCCAAAAAAGTAAACATTTTGTGTTAAACAGAATAATTGACAATACTTAACGCTGTGTTTACCATATACTTAACGTGATGTTGAGAATTAAATTATGGCTATCTCAGTAAAAGCTGATAAAGAAACCATCGCGAATCTAGGCGGGCCTGCAAAGGTCGCTGATTCACTAGGTTACAGCATTCAGCGAGTTCAAAACTGGACGGTTCGTGGGATTCCAGCAAAGGTAAAACTTGAATTTCCACACCTATTCCTAAATCCAAATATCCACAAAAGCGGCCAAAGCGCTGCATAAAGAGGAATTTATGAGTCTTGAAAAGAAATCTACACATGTTCGTTTATCTCCTGAAATCCATGAGCGGGCAAAACTACTTGCCGAAATTAAGGGTAAAGACCTTGCTCAATACCTGGCGTATCTCCTAGAGAAAGAAATCGTCGGTGAGTGGCATGTACTTAATTTACAAGCAAAATCATTCGAGCGCTTGGGATTAGGAGCTTTAGTAAGGGATCTGTCTACAGACATTAGCTTTGGAGAGGGATTGGAAGGGAATCACTGGGATTCAAGCAAAGAAAAAGCCTGATGGATGAGATCAGGCTTTTTGGTTATTCATTAACTACGAGGGAAATGAACATGAGTAGTTTAACACGAAATTTTAGAGAAAAAATGCTTATTCAAAAAATTCAACTTTTGGAAAAAGCACTTAAAGCAAACCTTAAAAACCCAAGCTTGGATAATGCTTGTTTGGTTGCCAAGGCCCGTCATGAATTATTTGTATTTGCACGAGGTGAGGCATGAACAAGGCAATTCCAGTTATCAAATTGATAGAAGCCATGAATGAACAACCGATTGCCTTCAACAAGCATTACGTTTTTCTGGGGTGCGGTATTAATGGGGCGTTAATGCTCTCCCAGTTGGTGTACTGGACTTCACGTTCCAAGAGTGCAGAGGGGTGGATTTACAAGACTCAAGCCGAATGGACTCAAGAGACAGGTCTAACAAGAACAGAGCAAGAAAACGCTCGAAAAAAGCTGCTTGAACTAGGTTTTATTTCAGAGAAAAAAATGGGTGTGCCTTGTCGCGTATTTTTCCGTGTTGAGCGTGAAAATTTATATCAAGCACTGGTTGAATACTCTGAAACACTTGATTGCTCACAGTTTGCAGGAAACCTACATACTAGTTTGCAGGAAACCTGCGAACTAGATTGCAGCAAACCTGCAAGCAAGAATGCGCAAAACCTGCAATCTAATACAGAGAATACAACAGAGAATACTACAGATATTAATTTAGGCGCATCCGCACCTGAACAACCTAAAAAATTCTCTGCTAAAAAATTCTTAATCGAAAACGGTGTATCTGAAAAAACAGCTCAAGAGTTCATTGATCTGAAAAACAAGAAACGTAAAACCATCACTGACCGTTCTCTAAAAATCATCTTCAACCAAGCGATTGAAGCCAAGCTTTCAAATGAGCGTGTATTCCAGATTATCGTTCTACGTGGCTGGGAGTCATTCAAGGCTGCATGGAACTGGGCTGAAACCAATGCTGAGATTGAGCAGTTAGAAAATCCACAGTCAACACCAAACCCTGATCAACAAAGCCAAGGCCAGCCATTAATCGACCTTCCTTCAAAACCAAAAGGTTTCCTGGGAGGTGCGAAGTGATGAATACACCTATCCACAACCTGCAAATTGAACAAGCTGTACTGGCTGCACTGATGACAGTTGCGAACTCATACACTCAAGTTGAGAACCTGCTGACTGATGAGGATTTCCACGCTACACGCCATAAGCTGATCTTTCAGGCCATTGTAGATCTGGACTCCAAGAACTCGCCTTATGACGCTGTGTTGGTCAACCAGTGGCTAGAAATGCGTAATTTTGCAGAAGCTGCCGGCGGTGAGCAGTACATCATGGATATTTTGAGTGATACACCGTCCAGTTTTTACAACCTGGTGTCATACGCTGAAAAACTCAAAGACCTGACTACTTGCCGCAAGGTTGAAGTAGAAGCACTTAAGGTAATCCAAAATGCGCGTAGTTTGACCGTAAGCCGTGGCGATCTTGTTTTGAATGCTCAGACAGCTTTCTCTGAAATCAATACAGAGCAAGCAAGTGAAAATCTTTTTCATATCCACGAAGCTGCTAGAAACACCTTTATTGAAATGCATCACAAGTTAGAGGCGACAAAGGATGGAACAACACTAATCAAAGGTATTCAGACTGGTATTCATGATCTAGATCAAAAACTCGGTGATGTAGAGCCGGGCTGCCTGATGGTGATTGCTGCGCGTCCTGCGATGGGTAAAACCACCATGCTTCAGGTGATTGCCAGTAATGTGGCGATATTTCAGCAAAAGCCAGTGCTGATCATGTCGGGTGAAATGCCGAAAGAGCAGATTGCTATGCGTATGTGCTGTGCAGCCGCTCCTGCGGATATCAGCAAGGTTCGCAATGCACCGCATACTTTGCCTAAGGATGAGTTTTCAGCCTACACACAGGCCGTCACGATGCTTCAAAACGTGCCAATGCAGATCAATGATACCTCACGCCCATCTATCGCTAATATCCGCGAATCCATGCGCAAGATGAAACATCAGTATGGCTCTATCGGGGCTGTATTTATCGATTACCTGCAAATCATGAAAACCAGCAAATCGTTTGCCCGGGAAGATTTAAAGATTGCTTATTTCACTGGTGAGCTTAAGGCCATGGCGAAAGAGTTTGATTGTGTGGTTGTACTGCTTTCTCAATTGAATCGTGAGTTGGAGAAGCGTGGAGATAGGCGACCAATCATGTCCGATCTGCGTGAATCGGGTGCTATTGAGCAAGATGCTGACCAGATCCTGTTTTTATACCGGGACGAGGTTTATCACAAGGAATCTAAATTCCAGGGAATTGCCGAGGCGATTTTAGGGAAAAACCGACATGGGGAAATTGGCACATCGTTTATGCATTCGCAGTTGAAGTATTGCCAGTTCTCGAATTTGGATAGTCAAGCAATTGAGCAGCTGCAAAGCGCAGGGGGTGGGGTGTGAGTTTTCAAGTTCCAGAAAAATTCAGAATAACTACTGGTCTACTGGGTAGTGATTCAAGCTACGGAAACAATGGTGCATTTTGGGTGAAGACTAAAAAGCATGTTTTTACCGTTATTGCTAGTGATCAGATGGGCTGGGAGCACGTGAGTGTTTCGCTTCCAGCGCGTTGCCCAACATGGGAGGAGATGTGCTTTATCAAGTCGCTATTTTGGGGTGAGGGTGATTGTGTAATCCAGTACCACCCATCCAAAAGCGACTATGTGAACAATCACCCGTATTGCTTACACCTGTGGCGGCCAATCGAACAGTCATTACCAGTGCCACCAAGTTTTATGGTCGGTAAGGCGGGTGCCGCATGAACGAAAGAACATATCAGCACAACAAGGCAGCCTCATTAAATCGCGGCATTGACGTTTTACTTGTTATTAAAAACACACCAATCGCCACAACCAAGGAAATCAAAGATCAAGCGCTGCCATACATGACGATTAGATCGGTACAGCGCTATTTAAAAACCTTGGTGCAAGTCGGTCTTATTGGATTTGTTGGAGGTGGTAATGATGAATATCGCTACTTCCTTACACCCAAAGCCAAACAATTATTTGGAGTACAGGGATGAACATCAATAAAGCAGAATTTTTAGAACTCGTAAAAGCTGAAAGCGTAGCGCGTAAATCAACAGCGGTTCCGACTGAGAGAGAAAAGTTGCGTAAGCAGTTAAACCGGGACGTTAAAAAGTTTCTTAAGAGTGGTGGCCAGGTTGAGCAGTTACCAGGTACGGAATTTAAACCACGTCCACAGCGTTCAACGGTGGAAAGCAGTGAAAATGGATATATTTCCCAGTATCAGAAAACGCGCCTGGTGGACTGGTGTAATTCGGGCGGACATTCGAACCCGAGGCGCAATATTTTATCTGAACTAACTGGTATTTCGCTTCAACGAATTAGACATACCACGGTGATGGGTCATAGCAACCGCTTAACTCGGGGTGAGTACAAGCAAATCTGTGCGGTGATACCGAAGGCCGAAGAATTGCAGAAATTGCGCGACGATGAAGTGCTTAAAAGGAAGGTGCTTAAAGAAAAAACAATACAAAAAAGAAGATATCAAAAAAGGAAAGCAGCATGAACTTAATCGAGAAAACAGAATTAAAGGAATGTGACCATGACTGGGAAAATATTTCCACAGTTGAGAGTGTTGAGCGCCAGTTGATCTGTACCTATTGCTCAGAACAAAAAACAGAACCTTTTTATGTGAATGTAAAACAGTGGTCGGATGAGGAAACTGACCATTGTACGGACATCAAAAACCACATTAGTCCAAATACGAAGGTGATTGAGCATGAGTGAGAAGTTAATTGACCTCAAGTACGACATTCAGCACAAGGTTGCATCTGCAATCAATGAGGCGTATCAAGCGGGCCAGTCTGAAGATGTTACTCAAATCAAGGCTGAGTTAGAGGAAACACTGAAGTACGCACAGGAAGCTTATGAGTTTTTTAAGGTGGTCATGAATCGCTTTTGTATTTCTGAAAATCATCTGGAAAGCACCACTCGAAGTTATTTAATCGAGGTGGGCAAGCAGCTGGAAATGATCAAGGGGGTTAAAAAGTGAGTGATTTTGAAAAGTGGTTTGAGGATCAGGACTTCTACACAAACATGCGATTCATTCACGGTGACAAGCTGTTTGATAAGGATGGTGATGTTTATCGGGTGCTGCCGGTTCAGATGGTTTATCGGGGTTGGAGCACACAACGTCAGCGCTCTAAGGATGAATTTGTCGAACTCACTCAGGAATGGCACACCAAAGGCTGGAATGCTCGTCAGGGTGAGATTGATGAACTAAAAGCCCAGCTCAACAACATGGAGGCTTGTTATATCGAGAAGAAGAAGGAGTGTAAGGAGTTGCAGGGTCGGATTAATGATGTAGAAGCTGAGTGCAAGGACTGGCACAGGTCATCAGGGTCGGGATTAGCAGTTAGGATTTTAGAGGTGCTGCGAGGTGAGTCATGAAACTAACTAAGCAGCAGCGCTCAGAACTAAAAATGAAGTTTGGTGGTCACTGTGCTTATTGCGGTGATCAATTGGGTGATAAGTGGCATGCGGATCATATTGAGGCGGTGAAGCGTGATTTTGATATGAAAAAGTGCGAAAAGACGGGTTACATGATTCCTGTGTCTAATGGGGTTTTATTCAGACCTCAAAATGACACCTTGGAAAATATGAATCCATCTTGTGTGCCTTGCAATATAAATAAATCTTCAATGTCTTTGGAGTCATGGCGTAGATCAATTGCGCATTATCGTGACGTTCAATTACTGCGTGATAGCACCCATGCGCGTCACTTGCATCGCTTTGGGTTGATTGAGATTAGGCCTGATCCAGTGGTGTTCTTTTTTGAGAAGTGGGGTGCCAATGACTAATCTCCGTATCACCGCAGCACAGGCACGAAAAGCCGGTATTGGTCCTCGATTTGGTGTAACAACCAAGTCGGGGAAAAAGAAATCCAATCCAGATCCAATGCCAAAGGTTCCGGCCCATCTGGTCGAAGGGAAAGGATTTGGTGTGATGAATGATGAATTGCTCTGGTGTGAAGTTTTAATCACACCTCCTTCGGTGAATCACTATTGGATTCGCGGGGCCAACAAGACCAATCGATTAAGTAAGCGCGCAATCCACTTTATTGACGTTATGAAGCGTTTTATCGAGCCGGCAGGGTATCAGGGCAGAGTCCGTGTAAAGATCGAATACGCGCCACCTGATGCGAAAATACGCGACATCGATAACATCGTGAAGCCTTGTTTTGACGCTTTGTCAAAAGGTGGGTTGATTCTGGATGATTCCCAGGTGGATGAATTGCTTGTGAAGCGGTTGCCATCAGAAAAAGGCGGGAAGCTGATTATTCAAGTTGAAAAGTTGAAGGTATGAGGGGAACGGGATGAATGCAGATTTATTTGATCAATGGGAAAAGGCATCTATTGAAATAGAAAGATTGAATGCTGTTGTTCAACAGTTAAAAGATGATCGTGACCGATTGCTAGTTAAGTATCAGGCTACAAAAAGGCAGCAATACAGCACATCTCAGCATAATTCGAAGTTAGCTGCATACGTTGAGTGCTTGGAGGATGACATTAATCGCCTTACTGATAATGGTGAGTACGTCTTAGTACCAAGAGAACCAACACAGAGAATGCTTAATGCGGCTCACTGCTATATGAACCGGGTCAAAGGGAGTGATGTTCATCCTGAGACAAACAGAAAGCGCAAAGAAATGTACAAAGAAATGATAAATGCATGCTTAAGCGAAAAGTTAAAAGATTGAGGTGACGGGATGAATGCGGCAGTGAAGGCGGTAGGTGCAGAGTGGATTCATGTTGAAGATATGCCACCAGGCAAGAAAGTAATGTGTTTGTGTACGGATGGAAAAATTCGTTTTGGCACTCCTATTTGTGGCGATGGTTATTTCTATGTTGAGAATCGAGTTAGTTGGGAAATAGTCGAGTTTTGGCAAGAAATACCAAACCTAAAGAATGTTCAAGAAGAATATTGGTCGCAGAAATAAGGAGATTGGGATGAATGC